TGGTTAAACTTATCTGCAATAATCTTATGGTGCTCACCTTCTATAAACTCTGGCCACATGTGTTTGGCGAATGACAGAAAGTTATCCTTGTATTCTAGGATCTTTTTCTTCTCGTCGAGCTTTAGGTACATCTTCATGAAGTCTTTCTTCACGTCAGGTGGGAGCTTTTTTATCTTATCTAAATCAATATGCATTTTGAAAAAAATTTTTTGTAAAATTTTTTGGTTAATGTTTCCAACGTTTTTTAATTTATTCGGTATTTTACTAGAAAGCAATAACGATTTTGGGGTGGTTAAGGCTATAAATCCGACAATACTAACATAATTTAGTAACATAGTTTCGCGCTAAATAGTTTAAAATTTTAAAACTTAGATATTTTAGGGGGTGTTGTGGTACCTCTATTGAGATAAAAAAACCTGCCACGCGTGGCGCGTGGCAAGTAACGAGTAACTTGTTAATTAAAATTAAACTCTAACTGTTTAAATTTTTTAGTCTTATCGTATTGGCCCTCGTTTAACTCTAACTTTTTATTATGTATCTGTTGACATAGTTTATTTCTGATATCGCAAAACCAATTAAATAAATTATTGTCTTCATTTATATTATAACTTATAGCCAAAGTATCTTGAATAATGTCATGTAAATTGTCATCAATATTCATGAATTCGCTATCTGTTAAGGGATAGTCTGTTTTTTTATTTGTCATTTTATAACCTCACTTTCTTAAGGGACTTTATAGGATTGATTTTCATAATCAAGTTTTATTTTAAATTATTTTTTAGAATGATTTTAATTCGCGTTGCACGTTTCACGTGAAACAACCTAGGCGCGAGTTGCTCGTAGCTAGAAAGTTTTAGCTAGTATCGAGGGGCGTGTGATTGCATGATTATGACTTTTAATAACTTTGTTAATTAGAATTATTATAATGTAAAAAATAGCCGTTTATGTTGCAAAAATGCAACAGTTTTTGATTAAAAAATAATTTTGTTTTTAAAGTACAATAAGACTTGCATTTGATTAAAAAATGATTATTTAATTATAGGATATTAACTTAACTAATAGGAGTATATTAATATGAGTAAAACACAATATCCAACTAAATATCAAATAACAAAGTTAGAGCAGAGAGTAGATGAAGAATTAGACCCTATTATAAATATGGCTGAGTTAGAATTGAAATCTGTTTTAACTGAACAAACTGAGATTGCTATGTCATATCTAGCCAAAAAAATAAAAGCTGATACTGTCATAAACAATCTACAAAAAGCCGTTGAACAATTAGAGATTGCTCAGCGTCAAGCCTTAACGTTTTTTGGTAAAATAAAAGACAATAATTTAAAACAAAAATTAAATTATAAATTTAAAGATAAAAATGATCGAGATAATTATTACAGAAGTGATAATTACGGACGGGGTATAACACCTGAAGATTGTAGAGATCAACTTAGAGATTTTGCTGAACTTATTGCACAGCAAAAAGTCGAGAATATGAAAGAAGGCAAAAAGTTAAAAGAGCTTAAACTATACAAAAAAGCCTCTAAACATAAGATCTGGGAGTGTGGAGTACCAGAACAATTACAATCTCAATTAGAACAAATTTTATCTGGTATTAATATTATATGGGATAAGTCAAAACAGCTTAGACTTCAAAATAAAACTTATAATTAATGAATACAGAAAAAAACGATATGATTAAATTAATAGGCTCTAAAACAAATGAGCCTATTAATAAAAGTTTAAGTCATTTAATATTAGCTTTATTATGTGAAAATAATAAATCTATTGGTGTATTTAAAGAATTAACTGTTGCAAGTTTAAGAGAACAAATTTTTAAGAGTGATGAAAGTATAGGGTTTAAATATTTAGGGGATAGAAAATTAAAAGATGAGCAAGATTTTTTTATAAGAATTGAATTATATAAATTAAAAAATAAAGGTTTAATTAGTTTTAAAAAATTAAAACATAATTTTTACACAGTGCAATCAAATATTAAAGGGCTTGAATTTTGTAAAACCTTATTATTAAATTTAATGGTTGATCATGGGGTAGATATTAAAGACATAGAAATTACAGATGAAGAGGATTTTTTATAATGCGAAAATGTGAAGATTGTAATTTATGTTGTAAATTACCCGCTATTCCTAATTTTAAAAGCGATTATCAATGGTGTAATAATTGTAATATTGGCGTTGGTTGTTCTATTTACAAAAACAGGCCTAAACAATGTAAAGATTTTATATGTTTATGGAAAGCAGGTTTATTACATAAAAATTTAAAACCTAACAAAGTAGGTTTTTTTGCATTTATAGAAAATAAATTATCAACAGTTGAAAAAGTTTTAACAGTATATTGTGAAAGTCACAAAATTAATAAAATACCAAAATTTTTAAAAAATATAAATATTACAGATAAAAGCGGTCAACCATATAGATTTGTAATTAGATATAATAATAATGAAAATGATTTATATATCTATGACCAAAACACAACCAATAAAGGGATAATATGACAAATAAACCACAAATAGATCCGTTAATGAATATTGCAAAATCTTTTAATGATGTAAGTTTAAGCGCAAGTTTACAGGGTCAAGTATTAGTTTTAATGGAATTACAAGTCCATATTCAAACTA